CTATGAATTAAACCTCTTTTAACATCTCGTTGCTTATTTTCCTTTTGGATCCTACGAATAAAGGCATAATATATTATTTGAGTAAAATAAGAAAATGGATTACTTGATTTTTCTGGATTAAAATTATGAGCATATGCTATACAATTTTCTATTCCATCTAGTATCATTTCATCCTTATAAGTATAGTTCCGGAAATTGGGTTTAGTTGCTAGATTCTTTGCTATTTTCATAAAACAGATTGCAGCCTTATCGGATATAGTAGGTCTTCTTTCTAGAGACTTATCTAGATAATCCTGATAAGAGATCCTATATTCAATCATTTCCTCTAGAAATTCTTTATTATCAACATAATGAACTGGTTTATCTTTAACTTTTGGCATTGTATTTTTCCTTTATTAAAATACCATTATAACCTATTTTTCATTAATTGTAAACATAGGTTTTTTAAGGTAGGTTACGAAACAATCCTACTGGCCTAGTCCCTGTCAATTCAGGAATCTTAAATGGACTCATATTATCGCCCCGACCCGATTTCTCTATCACGTTTTGCTTGTACTGACTCAGTGAATGGATGCATCGAAACATAGGTCTCAATGGTAGCCTTTACAACCCGATAGCTTTTGACTCAGACGGTTGTTATAATTTTGTGTACTGTTTGGTATTATACTACATAAATCTTCTAATGTAAACTATAAATTAATGATCTCAGTTGAAACATCAAATTCAGCTTCATTATACATATTGTAACGAGCATAAAAATGATTGAGTGTATAATTTTTCTTCTTCCCCTTTTTGATATCATCTGCTATATCATATATATTACATTTATCTTTGGAATCATGAAGTCGAAGACCACGACCAATAGACTGTAGTACTCGCACTTGAGATTTGGTTGGAAATGCAAAAATAATGTTATGAAGGTTCTTGATATTGATACCTGTTGAATACGTTTGATATGATGCTACAATTATGACATCATCATTAGCTTCCGTAACATCTCGGGTTTCCTCTCTTTCTTCAGCTTTAACCATACCAGAAATATATCTGACATTCTTCGTGGTTAACGCTTTGATTTGTTTGGTTAATGGAATACCGTGTTTCTCGACGTACTGAAAGAGAACAAGGGTATTACCCTCAAGGGATGTAGCAAGCCTCGAAATGAACTGATTTCTTGATCCATTGAGAACAAGATAATCACATTCCTCTTGATAGGTTTTAACTCGAGTGGCTATTTTTTTATCAGAGACAGAATGATTTAATATAAGAGCATTTATTTTAAGTTTTGATATTGTACCGGCATCCATTAATTCCTTGGTGGACACAACCTTCTTTGGAACATCAAATAATCCAGAGAGAACTAATTTATTAGACTCAGTTCCATCGAGAGTTCCAGTCAACCCGAATCTGTACTTACAGTTCGGAAGTTTCTCCATAATAGATTTGAGAGATGCTGCTTTAGCAAGATGTGCCTCATCGACGAATATAACACCAAATTTCTCAAAGTATGATCTCTTTTCTTTATATACAGACTGCCATGTTGAAATATATATTCTCTGCCAAGAATCCTTATCTTTCCCCGCAGTTATTGTATGACAATTCGTCTCTGAATGAAACCCATAGTCACCGAAATCTTTAAACATTTGTGATACGAGAGATATGGTTGGTACTAATAATAATACCTTTTCGTGTTGTTTGAGAAGATAATATCGAATTAGGCAGTAAATGATTAACGACTTACCAGATGCAGTAGGACTTACTAGGAGAGCTCTATTTTGTTTTATTGAATGATGTATAGCTTCGATTTGATAATCCCTTAACTCAAGAGGAATATTCAAAACCTTTATGAATTCGGTGACATCACCTTTATCTGTGTCATTGGATTCGTCAAATATAGAGAATGTATATCCTCTAGTATCAGCAAACCTAACCACTTCAAATTTAAGACCATAATATATAAGAGATGTCTTGAGATTAAAAAGTCTTATTTTACCATCCCACGCTCTAGTTTTATACGCTGGCATGAACTTTGCACCAGGAACTTCGAAGGTGAAATGATCTGACAATTCTTGAGCTATACCTCTATCCGTCGATATAGATACAAAGATGTCATTTTTCTTGGTGATTATTAAATCAGATTTGTTATTTGTTATATAATCCACTAATTCCCCGCCTGAAACTTTTCCCACTCAATTATATTTCTAATATGGAAAGACCTTGACCCTATTTCTTTTAGTTTTTTTTCTAGATCTTTCTCTTGTATTTCATAGGATGTCATTTTTTTCTTTAGATCTATGATATCAGAATCCGCAGAAATGTACATGGCTACATCAGACTTCAACACCTTCTCTGGAAGTGGGAATTTTAAATAAACATCTGGATCAGCCTTACCAAGATAATATTTCCATTTGTCTAGGTACAGAATATCATATTCCATTTTATACCATTTCAACTTAGCACAAACCTCATTGTACTGATTCATATACCTCGAATATATTAGAGGTGTTTCTGCAGATTCAGTCTGAAGTTTGGTTACATCGATTTTATCTAGATCCATTCACTAATTATACTACATTACAAATAAAATGTCAACTATTTTGCTCTCTCGAAATGGAATGAAGTATAATCAAAATCTACCGTGGCGACTGGAAATACTATACCAGAATCCGTTGTCGTGAGCTCAAGGGAACTGAGACTAGTTGGAAACGAATCCTTGAATGTGTAAGTTCCGATTAGTTTATGAGAAGAATTGTGTATTAATATTTTTGAGTCTGATATCACATCGTTAATTTTTTCATATTCAGTGTCTCTTATCCTTACCAACCAATCAGAAATTTCGACGTAATTTAATAAATCTTCATCAACAAGGAATGTTAATGCTAACGGCGAAAATACTAATTTATCACCCGGATGTTTAACGTCGCTGAATCTAGTGATTTGAGGGGTAGCCTCCATTGTTATAGACGGAATCGACAGCTCAGTACAAGAGAATTCAACTCTCGGAAACGATTTATTTACAAATTTAAAATGTGAATTATTATAAGGATTCATGGTAGTACCGAATTAAGATAGAGAATAATATTTATATTCAATCGAGATCAACTCCAATCGCTTGAGATATATTGGTGTACCCATCACGTTCAAGAAGTTCCGTGAGACCCATATTAATTTCTGCAGAAATTTGTGGTCCATGAAAGATCATACCAGTGATAAGATGTATTAATGTTGCACCATTTCGTATTTTATGATATGCATCCTCTGGGGTATCACAACCACCAATACCGATGACTATGAATTTATATTCAGAATCTTTAATGTGTTGAGCACAAACTCTAATTATATGATTGGTCATAGGTCTGAGGATGTGACCACTCATACCACCTCTATCATACGGCATAACCCTTTTTTCGAGTTTACCTTTATGAAAAACGTAGGTAGTTACATCATCCTCGGGAACCAATGATCTCTTGGTTGTAAGGTTGCAAGTAAGTATACCGTTTATACCATATTCAACCATAACATCTATCATTTCACGAATCTCATCGTCTGTATGATCTGGACCGATTTTACAATACAGAGGTACATCCTCAAGACCCATTAATTCTCTGAGTGATCTTAATTTCAATAATAACTCTGCTAGGTTATCCATATTAAAAAATGGATTAGATACCCCAAGATTTGGGCAAGATAGGTTTATAGTAGTATAATCACCGAATGGTGCAAGTCTCTTATATGAGGTTGTTAAATCCTCAATCGCCTCATCCGAACCAGAAATACCGTTTGTTGCGGATACTGACACACCACATACTCCATCAATGGACTTCCAATCAGATGCGATAGTATCTCTTACATGCTTTGAACCAGAGTTGTTCAGACCATACCACACATTAATGGATTGTGACTTAACTGCTCTCCATAGGCGAACTGGTGGATTTCCGGGATGAGCATTTTTTGAAAATGATCCAAGCTCAATACCAGAAAATCCAAGATCCTTAATAACAGGGGGAAGTACCCCATATTTATCAAATCCAGCAGAAATTAGAAGTGGATTGTTATATTCGACACCACCGACATTTTGAGATAATATGGGGTTATCATAGCGATATAGGAATTTCAGTAGAGATTTTGAACATGGTATCTTCTGAAGCGATACCATAATATTTTTAACTACATCATGCGCTGTCTCTGGACAGAGCTTAAATAATATAGGTCTCAATAAAAACTTGTAAACATTCCTTTGTATCTTATATTTATTTCCACTTTTCATCTAGTCTATTTCCTGGGTTATGTTCTGATGGGAGTTCTTCGTATTTTTCTTGAGGGAGATGGTTAGCACCACAACCACCATCTACATGATGGCTGGCGCCACAACCAAATTCCCCTTTTTGTGTATAGAATTGGGTTGATAAGGTTTTATCTATTTCTTTAAGTTCAAATAATTGTTCTGGTCTATCCGTCCATACTTGTGGACTTACTAGTTCCAGCATAGAGGCTGCTGATATATCAATATTTTTTTGGATAGCATC